AATCTCATTCAGTTTTTAGAAACTTACTATGACGCTTTAGATAGTGATGGTAATTTTGGCAATACAATAAAAGACTTATATGAAATAAGAGATATTGGAAAAACAGATTTAAAATATCTTGATCATCTATTTGATGAAATTGGTCTTAGTTTATCTTCAGAGTTTGTTTCAAATCCAAGAGAAATACTAAAGAACCTTGCTAAATTTTTTAGAGTGAAAGGTTCTCTTTATTCTGCTGAAGGTTTCTTTAGAGGATTTTTTGATACATCAGCAGAAGTTGAATACCCAAAAGATAAAATTTTTACTTTAGATGATCCATTATCAATACTTGGACCTAAATCATCTAAGAAGATGCAAGATGGTAGATTACATCAGGTATTATCTCATCTTATAAAGACCACAGTACCATTAAAAGACTGGGAACAATTATATAAAAAGTTTGTACATCCTGCTGGATTTTATTTACATGCTGAAGCACAGCTTTATACTAATCCAATATATAAGCCTGTTGGTATTCTTTCAGATGCAACTCCACTAAATTTAAGAGTTGAAACCGATAGTGCTTTACCAAAGTTGGCTATAGATGCTCGTATTATTAGTAAAACTGATATGGGCAATAGTGATATTCTTATCATGGATGGACATAAAGAATATGTATGTGGATCAAATACTAGAAGATTTCAATATTCAAATATACTAGACTATGCCGATAGTGAGGGGTGGTTTATTGAAGATAGTTATGGCAGAGCATTAGAAGGACCGGGTCTTTCTGTTAAAAATTCTGTAGATGCTGGATTGTATAGTAATAAAGAAATACATGTTACTGCTATTGATTTATCACCAACACTCGAAAGTGAAGATAGTAATTATCAACCAAGCCTTACGGAAGTACCAGGGGAGCCATATACTATATTTGAAGCTTCTCCGGCAACAATTAAAACATTAAATACACAAACACCAAGTACATCATCAACTTTAATTCAAATAAATATTCCTTCAGAATTAAATAAAACTCTTGCTCAAATTACAAGAGGCGATAGTAAAACATATATTTCAAGAATGTATTTAACGGGCAATTATTCGTCTACAAAGCTTGATATAGCTTTGCCTGGTTTAGGGGATTCTTTTGGTGGAGATTATTTCTGTATTGGTGGAGGCACAGATGCTGCTAATCATTCTACTGCAGTTGTATCAGCCTCAGCTCCAGTATTAAGAGTTGATGATATTCTTGATTCATATGGTATGTTAGATATAAACATTAAAAAGACTGGATCCGGTTCTATTAGTGTAAAATTTAATCTTTCACATAAATTTAACAGTATATATGAGTGGATTAAGTATGATTCTAATGCAGTTTTTGATATAAATAGTTTTAATTATGGTGACAACCAAAGTATGAGAAATGTGACTATTCAAGAATTAAAAAACAAGAATATTTCATATTTAAAAGACGCAATAATTTAATAGGTAGAGCATGTCGACAATTGTAACACAAAACTTTAAGAAGGAACTCATGATTGGGACCATTCGTAGTATTAATAATACTACAGAGAACTATTATATTGGCGTGTCTCGATCTAATCCATGGAATGCTGTAGATTCAGCACCAACAGCTAAAGATAATATTAGGATTCAAAACGAATTCCGAAACGGTCTTCAATCTATTCATAGGATTGCAGCAGCTGCATTAGTTGTTCCTCGTAAATCTTGGAGTGCTGGATCCACATATGTTGCATATGACGACAAAAAAGATTTATCTGACTACGGTTCAGATTTTTTCTATGTTGTAAATAATAATAATGATGTTTATATTTGCTTAAGACAAGGAACTGACGCAACTGGGTCAGCGGTAGCTTCGACAGTTCAACCCACAGGTTCTAATAATGATCCATTTGAAACTTCTGATGGTTATGTATGGAAGTTTCTTTATACTATTAGTGCCCTAGATGCTACTTTATTTATGACTAATGATCATATGCCCATTGATCGTATCTTAGCCACAGATTCAAATTCTACTGGTAATGAAATAAAACAGTATGAAGTTCAGAGTACTGCAAAGCCTGGGATGATCACATCATTTGAAGTAACTGCGGCTGGAACTAATTATAGTAACCCATCAATTAATATCAATGGTGTCAATTATCCTGATCTTGTAGATTTTACGTTAAATTCTGGCGCTATTGTAAAAGCGGAATATAATCCTGATTCCTCAGGTACCACTTTAAACTATGTTCACGGATTAAGAGGAGCACAAATAACTCTTACTGATTCTAATGGAACAAATGGTGAAGTGAGAGCTGTTATGTCCAGCGGATTAGGTATTGGCGGAGATGCATCTTCTGATCTTAAATGTGGTTCTATGATGATTGGTGTAAGAGTTGATGGAAATACATCTGACTGGTTGCTTAATCAAGATTATAGACAGATTGGTATTATCAGAGGAATTAAAGATTCTGCTCAAGGTATCCAGTGGACTAATCTTACTGGTGGTGCTTTACAATCTATGACTCTTGCAACACAAACAGTTGCATTTACAGCAGACGAAGTCATGGTTGGTTCTACGAGTGGTGCAAAGGCATACGTTGATCAAACTAATGGCAATACAATTCTATTTCATCAAAATGATTCGACAGGTTATGTTGGATTTGTAGCAAATGAAACTTTAACAGAAACGAGTGGACCAGGACAGGGCACTGTAGGTAATCCACTTATATCATCAGAGGTTGATCCGTTTACAGGTGAAATATTGTATATAGATAATAGGTCTGCAGTAACTAGAGTTGCTAATCAGACAGAAGATATTAAAATAGTTATTCAATTGGATGAGTGTTCATGACCGTAAACTATACTAAAAATTTAGAAACCCAAGTTTATAAAGACGACTTTGATCCCGATAAGGGGTTCCATAAAGTATTATTTAAAAGCGGTAAAGCACTTCAAAGTAGAGAATTGAATCAGCTTCAATCTATTATACAAGAAGAAATTAAAAGACTTGGTACCAACCTTTTTAAAGAGGGTGCTTCACTCGAGTCTGCTGCTCTTACTTTTAATAATCGTTACAGATATATTAAACTTAATACAGATCCAACCGATGCTACAACTCCTGGTGTTTCCTTACCTACAGATATTTCTAATTTTAAAGATAAGGTTTTTATTGGTCAGCTTTCTGGTATTTCTGTAAAAGTCATTGAAATAGTAGAAGCTGAGGGATCTGATCCGGCAACAATTTATATTCAGTACATTGATACTTTAAATGGAACATCTGGAACAGAACCTGCTTCTGTAACTCCAGGCGAAGAATTACTAGAAAAAGACGGTTCTGTGGTATTGGTTGTTCAAACAACTAACACTACTGCAGATCCAGCAACTGGTTATGGTTTTAGAATTTCTGCTGGACCAGCATCATTCTTTGCTGAAGGACACTTTGTTCATGCGGCAAAACAAAGTCTTATTGTTGCAAAGTATTTTTCAAATCCAACTGCTACTATCGGGTTTAAACTTACACAGGTAGTTACTACAGCAGATGATGATGAATCTTTATATGATAATCAGGGAGATTTGCCAAACTATACGGCTCCTGGTGCGGATAGATATACAATTAATTTAGAATTAGTAAATAAGAATACTATTCAAGCTGATGAGACATTTATCTATTACGCTAAAATTGAACATGGTTTCCTTGTTGAAGCAGTTACTGGATACGAGCAATATAATAAAATTAATGATATTATGGCCGTACGAACGAAAGAAGAGTCTGGTAATTATACTGTAAAGCCATTTAGACTTTCTTGGGATGAACATTCATCAGATAATACAAAACTATCTTTAGGTGTGAGTAGTGGCTCGGCTTATGTAAATGGTTATAGAGTAAGTAAAGCATCAGCTAGTACTTTGGATATACCAAGATCAACTACTGCTGTAACACAAGAAAATAGAGGCATCTCTGGAACATATGGTAATTATATACTAGTTGAAGCTGGTTTCTTTGGTGTTCCAGATGTAAATATTTTTGAAAGAGTAGATATTAGTGACGATATTACAGGAACTGCCCCTTTTGATGTTAACGATAAAATTGGCTCTTTAAGAATTAGAGGTATTGATCCTGGAGAGCCAGGATCAAATACATTTAAAGTATATGTGTTTGATATTGAAATGAACGCCGGTAAAATATTCAATAGAGATGCTAGGGCAATCGGTTTAGATAGTGGAGCTTGTAGTTGTGAAAGACAAGAAATGAGACTTGTCAGATCAAACAATAAAGTCATAATATATGAAACTCAAGCAAATGAACTGTTCTTTAAAATACCAGGTAATAGACCAAGCGCAGTTTCAGATGTTTCTATGACTCTTGCAAAAAGATATAGAGGTACTGCTGCAGCAAATGGCTCGATGACAATAACTGCTGCAGCTGGGGAAGTATTTACAGATACTGCTAATTGGATTATTTCAGATCCAGGTGGAGCAACAACAGGTCAATCTCCTGCATATGCTGGAGTTGGTACATCAAGCGTTACTATTACGGGGTTAGTTAGTTCTAAAAATGGCGGTACAATTGCTACGGGATTTAATCAATTTGAAGTATATGCTTATACATTTAAAGGATCTTGTAATATTGCTTCTAAAACAAAATTAACAACCACAGCCCTTGTTAATTTTAACCCAAGTACGGGTATTGCACAGCTACCCTATACTGATGTAATAGGCGTAGAAGAAATTAGAATATTGGCTTCTAACGGAAATCTTGTTACAGATAAGTTTGAAGTAGATGGCGGTCAAAGAGATAATTCATACCAGAAAGGTTCTATTACTATTAAACCTGGTAGAACAGTTACTGGTAATTTCCAAAATACAACTCTTCAATTATTTGTTAAATTCTCTTATTTTGTTCATGGTTCTGGCGACTTCTTTGGACCTAGCTCTTACTCAACAATTGATTATCAAGATATTCCTAGTTATCAATTAGCAAATGGTCGCTATGTGGATTTAAAAAATTATCTTGATTTTAGATCATCAAAGGGAAGTAGTGGAACATATTCAACTACTGATGCTGAAATATTTATTTTACCGAAGCAAGGTTCAACTATTGTTGCTGATGTTTCATATTATCAGCCAAGATATGATAAGTTAGTTTTAACACAACAGGGCGAATTTAAATATATTAAAGGAACCCCATCTTTAAATCCTAAGTTTCCTTCAATTCCTGATGGTGCTATGGAACTTCATAGAATTAGATTAAATGCTGGAACATTTGGACCTGACGATTTAACATTCTCAATGCTTGATAACAAACGCTATACGATGAGAGATATTGGGAAATTAGAGAAAAAGATTGATGATCTTGCAGAAGTAACGTCTCTTACACTATTAGAAATGGATACTGCAAATATTGATGTATTAGATTCTGATAATAGAAATAGAACAAAATCAGGATTTATGGCAGATAATTTTGAGAATCAGTATTTCTCAGATATTACACACCCAGGATATTCAGCAGCCATTGACCCAAGAAATAAACTTATAAGACCAAGAGCAATTACAAATAACATTGGTCTTTATTATGACTCGAATGCATCAACAAATACTATTATGAAAGGTGATAATGTATATACAACTTATAATACAACACCTTACATTGTTCAAGATGTAGCATCTTCTACTGTAAATGTTAATCCATATTTAAATTTATTTTATAATGGTGCTATGTCACTTTCTCCAGCATCTGATGACTGGTATGAAACTGATTATATTCCAGATAAAATTATTCCAGGTGGATCATTACTTAATACAGACTTGGCTCTTCAATGGGGCGATCACGAATGGAATTGGGGCGGCACTGATATTAATAATCTTAATATTGGTGATGAACAATCAATCACTTCAGAGATCGGACGTAATAATTGGAAAGAAAGAAAAGGATTTTTCTGGAACAGAAAAACAACAACTGGAACTGATGTAACAAAGGAAACAGTTGTTAATAGAGTTGTTGCTTCAGAAACAGTTAGAGAAATCATTGATGATAGAGTTGTAGATGTTGCATTTATTCCGTTTATGAGGTCAAAGCTAGTGACTTTCCAAGCTGAAGGTCTTGCACCTAATACTCAAGTATTTGCATACTTTGATGGTAGATCAGTTGCTAACTGGGTAAGACAAGAAGCATTTAGCGGAGTTAATATAACAAAGCAAACTGATGTAAGTAATCTTTATAAAGCTGCAACCGAATATCCTTTAACTGGCGGTAAGACAAAATTATATACTGATGGCCAAGGTAAGATTCAGGGTGCATTCTTTATACCATCTTCTAATACGAGAACAGCAGGAACAACAAACTTTAGAACAGGCGATATCGAATTTACTTTATTAGATATTACGGAGTTTAATAAAAAGAATGCAAGCTGTGCCGCTTCAGCAATCTTTAGTTCTACTGGTACTCTTACTACAAGACAAGAAGATGTTTTATCTACACGTCTTCTTCACATTGTTGGAACAAGTACAACAGCAACAGAAACAATTAATGTATCATCATCTGGTGGTGGCGGAATAGATATTCTTGGTGCAGTTAATACTGTGGCTGGAGGTATTGCAACAGGAATCGGAGAGGTTTTTCAAGGAGATTTAATTGGCGGAGTTTCATCAGCTGTAGGTGGAGTAGCAACTGCTGCTGGAGATTTAATTAGTGATACAGTAGGTGTTGTTGAAGATGTATTTAGCTTTGTAAAAGATATTTGTTTCTTTGATCCTATTGCACAGTCTTTCCTAGTCACAGAAGCAAATGGAGTATTCTTAACAGAAGTCGGTTTATTCTTTGCTAAGAAAGACACAAGCGAACAACCATTTCCGGTAACTATTCAGATTAGACCTACCGTAAATGGACATCCATCTTCTGATCTTTCACTTCCGGGTTCTATTGTTACTATTCCAGCAAGTGATGTTGTTGTTTCAACAGATGCTTCGGCAGAAACAAAAGCAGTATTTAAAGAGCCAGTATATTTAAAACCATTTACCGAATATGCGATTGTAGTTATTTCTAATAGTGATGCATATGAAGCATATATTTCAAAAATGGGCGAGTTTAAATTAGGTTCTACAACTGAAAAAATTAATACTCAACCATATCTTGGTTCATTCTTTAAATCTCAAAACAATAGAACATGGGAACCAGATCAAATGTCTGATCTTAAGTTCACATTATATAAAGCTGAGTTTAATGCAAATCTTACAACTAAGGCAGTATTTAAAAATGTTGCAGTTCCAAGAAAAATTCTTCAGAGTGATCCAGTAGAATTATTCTTTAAAGATAGTTCAGATTTCTCTGATGTTTATATTAAAAGCCCGCTTCATGGTTTATATGCTGGAGATACTGTTAATTTAAATGGTGTTATTGGAACACCGGTAGATAGTGATTTAAATAATAATCCATATACTATTACTGAAGTTGATCCTACAGGATTTGTAATTGCTGTGCCAACTCTCACTTCACCATCTCCATATTATAATTCTGTAACTGGTGGTAGTGCCGTAACTGTTGAACAAGCTTATAATTATAGTACAATTTGGCCAGCTGTGCAATCGATAGAACCGCCTTCAACTAGATTAGATTATAATATTAAAATGGCAGCCGGTAAATCATATGCCGATAATAGTTCTAATGCTATTAATAGTGCAGATATTTTAGATACTGTGGCTACAGTAATTGCACCCAATCAAGATAATGAGCTTGGTGTTATGAAAAGAGTATCACCTCCATCCAAGCTTGCAACATCTATGGTACTAGAAGCGGAAATGAAATCAAGTAATGTTTATGTGACACCAGTTATTGATCTTCAAAGAACATCAGCAACTCTTATTACAAATCTTATTGATAATCCAAGTAATGTTCAGAGTACAACACAGAACAAGCCTATTGAGTGGCCTCATGCTTTAGATAGTGATACCGTAAATGATATTATGGGAACGACTAATTATACAGCTTACTATGATCCTCTATTTGGAGAAACAAGAGAGAACGGTCCTTCTTCTGCAAAGCATATTACTAAGCCTGTGCGCTTAGCAGCTTCCGCTGTTGGGCTAAAAATTATTATGGGAGCTAATAGACCATCCGATACATTTATTGATATGTATTATAGAGCATCAAAAGCTGATACACTTGTCGGAACAACTTGGACAAGAATTGATTCAGAAAAACCAGTTCAAACCGATGACGATACAAGTATCTTTAGAGAGTATCGCTATTTAGTTGGATCTGTTGATGGAACTAGTGATGAATTTACACAGTTTCAATTAAAAATTGTTCTAAGGTCTACTAACCAAACTAAAGTGCCTAAATTAAATGATTTAAGAGTGATTGCACTAGGAGACTAGATTGGAAGATTATAGATA